AAATAGTCGGTGTATTTCAGCAACTTGATATCTTAGAAGAAAAAACAGGTTTCAAGAAAGGCGATATTATGTCATTTGATGCATTGAAACATTTTTGGAAAAAGAATTATGAAGCTATTCGTGATGGTGATTATTCAAAAATACCAAATCATAAAGATAAGAAAAAAGTAAAATTATCTAAATTAGAAGAAAAATTTGCGGCATAGGGGTTGACAACTCTCTCTGGTTATGCTACCTTATAAGAGTAATTAGAGAGAGTGATTCGCAAATGACAGTAAATATTCAATCCAAAGAAGTTCTTGCAAGATTGCTTGCCACTGAAAACATTTCTGTTGAACACAGAAATGTCGGTACTGCAAGCTTTGATGTTAAGAACAGAAACTTAGTTCTTCCTTTGTGGGACGATATGCAGAACTTCACATACGATCATCTAGTTGGCCATGAAGTTGGCCATGCTTTATATACTGATGCTGATATGTGGGGTTCTGCAATTCAAAAGCACGGCAAGAACTTCAAAGGCTTCTACAATATTGTAGAAGATGCTAGAATAGAAAAGAAAATTCAGAGAGTATATCCTGGCTTAAAAACATCTTTCGTTAAATCATACAAGAAAATGTTAGCTGATGGTTTCTTCGGTAAGAGTGAAGATGAAATAAATAATTTCAAGCTAATTGACAGAATCAATGTTTACTTCAAGTGTGGTATGTCTACACCTGTTGATTTTGCCAAAGATGAAAAGAAGTGGTTAGATATCATTTCTAAAATAGAAACTCAAGAAGAGGCTGAGAAAGTCGCTCTTGAGTTATTTAATTTAGCAAAAGAAGAATTAGAGCAAGAGCAACAGGCTCAAAAAGAATTAGAAGAGGAGATGCAAGATGGATCCGATGACAACGATTTCGATTTTGACAATGGTGACATGGGTGATGACGATTATAGTGACGCTGAAGATGGAGACAATGGTTTTGAAGAGTCAGATGAAGAAGGTGAAACTGAAAGTGTCAGCCAGTCAGTAAGTGAGTCTGAAGATGACTCAGATAAAAAAGAAGAAACAATTGTTCAAGGTATCTCTGATGATATCTCTGCTGGTTCTAGTACTTCTTTAGATCCTAATGCACCTATCGCAATTACTGAAGAAGCTTTAGAAAACAATATTCAAAAAGAATATAGTCAAGAAAGTGATCAAAACATTGTCAACATGTACTTAAACTTAAATGCTAAGTATCATGAAGATATTGTTTGGGACTACAAAAAAGTTTTGAGTTGTGCAAGAAGTGATACTATTACCGCTGGTACTAAAATGTACAAAGATTTTCAAAGAAATAATAAAAAGACAATCAACTATCTTGTCAAAGAATTTGAAATGAAGAAAAAAGCGGCCGAGTATAAAAGAGCAACAGTTTCTAAAACTGGTGTTATCGATACACTCAAGATGAATAATCACAAATTTTCTGATGACATATTCAAGAAAATGACAGTAGTGCCTGATGGTAAAAATCATGGCTTAGTAATGTTCATTGACTGGAGTGGTTCAATGGCTAGTCAATTAAGTAATACTGTTGATCAGTTAATTAACTTGGTTAGCTTTTGCCGACAAGTTCAGATACCATTTCAAGTTTATGCTTTCAGTGACAATGATAAGGGTATGTCAGTATCGAATAGGGAGCGTCCAGATCTTAGCCAGTTCAAAGTTGGTGAGACACTTCATGGTGATAACTACCACTTACTACAATTCTTTGACGATAAAATGACTAGAAGAGAATTTCAAGAAATGTGTGCATTGACACTTGCAGTAGGTAAGTTCTGGGAGAATAGATATCGATTTGATCATAGATTTGGTACTTATAGTGTTGACTACAAACTATGGTTGTCAGGCACACCTTTGAATGATGCAATCATTTCTGCTCACCACTTAGTAGCAAAGTTCAAGAAAATTAAAAGACTTGATATTGTCAATACAGTTTTTCTTACTGACGGCGAGGGTTTCTACTGCCACTACAAGAATGACAACAATGTCAAAACTTACCTTGGTTGGGGTATCGATAAACTGATTATTCAAAACCCTGCGAACAAAAAACAGTATAGAATTAATAATGATAGAAGTAGAGGTTACAGCATTTCTGGCCAAGCAATTACCAGGGCCCTTATTAAGTCATTAAAAGATCATACAAATGGCAATGTTATCGGGTTTCACATTTTACCAAATAGAAAGCCTAGTGCAATATCTGCTTTACCAAAAGTATTAGACTATTCTCAGAAAGAGAGAGTGTTTGCCGAAATGAAGGCTTACAAGTTTGCAACTATTACAACTAATGGTTACACTAAGCAATTCACAATACTTGGTAACGATTTGCAAACTTCAAATGGTGCGATAGATGTTTCTGAAACTGCAACTACGGCTCAAATCAGAAACGCTTTCAAGAAAGCAAACAAGGGTAAAAAAGAAAGTAGAGTTATGCTTTCAAAATTTATTGATTTAGTAGCTTGACAATTCTGCCAGTCCTGCTATTATAATAGTGTAAGTGATTCGAATTTTAAATTGAGAGGTTATATTATGTTAAATTCAAAACAACAAGCTTTTGTCGATGCCGCTCTTGACAAGTTTGGTACCGATAAAATCACATCGGCCCAAATCAAAGAAGTTCAAGCTATGGGTTTTCCAAAGCCAAACTTTCTTATTTACGGCAAGAACTCTGATGGTTCTTGGACACACAGAATTGGTAGGGGTTTGTACCAGCTACCAGTTTCTGAACAAGAAACTGCAACTACAGTTGCTAAAACTGAAGTTGTTGAAGACACTACGGCTCAGGCCGCTTTGATGCCTGCTCCTAAAAAATCTTTAACTATGGATCACAATGGTTTCACCGAGAACTTGATACCTGCCGTTGATCCTCTTTTTGTTGCTTTTGGTAACTTTACCAAAATCAAAAAGATAATTTCTTCTAGAATGTTTTATCCTGTTTATGTTACTGGGTTATCTGGTAATGGTAAAACATTTGGTATTGAGCAAGCTTGTGCCCAAGCCAAGAGAGAAGTTATTCGAATTAACTTCACTGTCGAAACTGATGAAGATGATTTGATTGGTGGTTTCCGACTTGTCGATGGTGACACCAAGTTCTTCAAAGGCCCTATCATCAATGCGATGGAGAAAGGCGCCGTTGCTTTACTTGACGAGTTAGACTTAGCTAACCCAGCCAAAGTAATGTGCTTACAATCAATACTTGAGGGCAAAGGTTACTTCATCAAAAAGACTGGTGAGTTCATCAAGCCTAAAGCCGGTTTCACAGTAGTCGCTACTGCCAACACCAAAGGTAAAGGCTCTGACGATGGCCGATTTATCGGTACTAACGTGATGAATGAGGCTTTCTTAGAAAGATTTCCTATCACTGTCGAGCAAGAGTATCCTTCACCATCTATTGAGAAAAATATTCTCGGCAAAGTTTTCACCGACTTAAATATTGTTGATGATGGTTTTGTCGGCAAGCTTGTTGATTGGGCTGATATTATCAGAAAAACTTTTGTTGATGGTGGTGTTGACGAGATTATCTCAACAAGAAGGCTAGTTCACATAGCAAAAGCTTTCTCAATTTTCGGTGACAAAATGACAGCCATCGATATGTGCATCAATCGATTTGATGAGGATACCAAGTTGTCATTCAAAGACTTGTACACCAAAATTGATATAGAAGTTTCTTCTGAAGTACCTAACACTGCCGTTGAGAATGAAGAAGAGATACCATTCTAATAATTAATTTAATAATTTTAGAAAGCCTGTCTTGACAAAGATGGGCTTTTTAGTATATACTCATAATAATATTATGAAAAGGAACGTAACTTGGAAATACAAATAGAATTAGAAGAACTGCGAAAGAAAAAAATATTCGTAGCAACACCTATGTATGGTGGGCAGTGTCATGGTATGTATACTAAATCATCCTGCGACTTAGCAAAAATAGCACAAGCTTATCAAATGGACATTAAGATGTTCTATCTATTTAATGAATCATTAATAACTAGAGCAAGAAACTATTGTGTTGACGAATTTTTACGTAGTGATTATACTCATTTGATGTTTATAGATTCTGATATAGGTTTTGATCCTAATGATGTTTTATCTTTAGCTATATTATGTGAAGAAGGTGAAAGAGATATTGTATGTGGGCCTTATCCTAAAAAGACAATTGCTTGGGAAAAAATAAAGCAAGCAGTAGAAAGAGGTTTTGCAGATAATCCTTCTAATCTAGAACATTATGGTGGTGATTATGTTTTCAATCCTTTAGAGGGTGAAAAAGAATTAAGATTAGATGAACCTATACCTGTTCTTGAAGGTGGTACAGGGTTCATGATGATTTCTAGAAATGCTTTTAAAAAGTTTGATGAGGCATATCCAGATTTGAGATATTATCCTGATCATGTTCGAACTACACACTTTGATGGTAGTAGAGATATTGGTATGTATTTTCAAGCTTTAATCGATCCAGAATCAAAAAGATATCTTTCAGAAGATTATATGTTTTGTCAGTATATGAGAAAAGTAGGTATCAATACTTATTACTGTCCATGGATGCGACTAACACATACTGGTAGTTATGTATTTGGTGGTAGTTTATTAGACTTGGCACAACTCGGTGCATCTGCAACTGCTGATCCAGAACAAATAGAAAAAATGAAAAAGAACAAGAAAAAATCAAAAGGTATCGAATTAAATTTAGGGGAAATAAAATGAGCGATAAACCTAATTTTAAATTTGGTGAAGATAAGATTCTTAAAGAGTTATATGATTATATATCCGCAACTTATAAAGGACATTACTCTACTAATAAATTTCAATCAACAGAGTTCATAATCGATTGTGGACATGGTGAGGGTTTTATGATTGGTAATGTTATTAAGTATGCACAGAGGTATGGTAAAAAGAATGGTTATAATAGATCAGACTTGCTAAAAGTCGCACACTATGCTATTATGGCACTACATATAAATTCAATGCAAACTGGAGAAAATGATGATGCAAATAAGTGATGACACAATTGAAGTATTAAAGAACTTCTCGACTATAAATCCGTCTTTGTCTTTCAAAGCTGGTAATACTGTTCGAACTGTATCCGAACAGAAAAATATTCTGGCTCAAGCAGAGATAGGTGAAACTCTTCCTGTAAACTTTGCCATATATGAATTAAATCAATTCTTAGGACTTACAAGTTTATATGATAAACCAGATTATTCTTTTGGTGAAAGAGAAGTTGTTATTAGTGAAGGCAATAATAAGTCAAAGTATACTTATACTGATCCGTCTATGGTAACTTCAGCTCCAGATAAAAATTTACAACTTGATAGTATAGATGTATCAGTGAAAGTTAGTGCTGATGATTTGAAAAAAGTTTTAATGGCCGCAAATCAATTAGGTTTACCAGAGGTAGTTATAAGAGGTTCAGGAAGTAAAATATCTTTAGTGGCTACAGATACAAAAAACCCAACATCTAACGAGCATAGTATAGAAGTGGGTGATACTAACACTAGTTTTCAAATGGTTTTTAAAACTGAGAATTTGCAGAAATTAAGTATGAGTGAATATAATATTGAAATATCAAAATCTGGTATAGCACACTTTAAATCAACTGCAAAAAATATTCAGTACTGGATAGCTACAGAGACTAATTCTACATACTCTTAATTTGAAATTTATATTATGGTGATTTATGCGAGAAGATTTTTTATGGGTAGAGAAGTATCGGCCCAAAACTATAAGCGATACTATATTAACTCCTGATTTAAAGAAACTATTTCAGACATTCGTTGATAATAAAAATGTACCTAATCTCATTCTAACTGGTTCTCAAGGCATCGGTAAGACAACTGTTGCGAGAGCCATGTTAGAAGAATTAAGTGCTGACTATATTGTTATCAATGGTTCTGATGAAGGTAGATTAATAGATACACTCAGAACTAAAATTAAAAACTTTGCATCATCTGTTTCTCTAGCAGGTGGACGTAAGTATGTAATTCTTGATGAGGCTGACTATTGCAATGCTGAAACTGTTCAGCCTGCACTGAGAAACTTTATGGAAGAGTTTAGTAAGAACTGTGGTTTTATAATGACATGTAACTTTGTCAATAAGATTATTCAACCTCTTCATAGTCGATGTTCTGTTATAGAATTTAAAATGACTAATGCCGATAAGCCAGCTATGGCAAAAGATTTCTTTAGTAAATTAAAATATATACTAGAAACAGAGAATGTAAGTTTCGAAGAAAAAGTTGTTCGTGAAGTTCTTATTAAACATTTTCCTGACAATCGTAGAATAATAAATGAATTACAAAGATATTCTGCAACTGGTAGCATTGATAGTGGTATACTGGCCAACTTAGGCGAAACAAGTATAAAAGAACTTATGCAACTCTTAAAAGATAAAGAGTTTAGTGCTATTCGTAAATGGGTTGGTAAAAACGTAGACGGTGATATTGCACCAATGTTTCGTAAAATTTATGATACAATAAGTCAGTATGCAAAGCCTAGTAGTTTACCACAAATTGTTGTTACACTTGCAGACTATCAATATAAATCGGCATTTATTGCTGATCAAGAAGTTAACTTTATGGCCTTTCTCACAGAATTAATGGTAGATACAGAATGGCAGTAAATAAAACAAACCCATTTGATTATATCAATTCTATCAATACGAGTAAGAAAAATCTTATGCGTGGTAGTAATAATGATACTATAGCAGAAAAAGAGTATAGTTCTTTTTTAACTAATCGATCACTTTCTTATTTTCCTGATACAATAGGTTATGCTAATGAGATGAATCAAAGACACCACTTAGATAATCTTCCACAATTCGAATATTTACTAAATATTGTCAGGCCTAAAAAGAGATTTTCTAAATGGGTGAAAAAAGAAAATGATAGAGACTTGTCTCTTGTGAAAGAGTATTATGGATATAACAACACAAAAGCTTTACAGGCTCTATCAATTCTCACTTCAGATCAGTTAAACTCTATTAAAGGTAAATTAGAAAAAGGTGGAGTATGATTGATTTAAATAGTTTAGTTGAAGTTACATTAAAAGATAGTGAAGATTTTCTCAAGATAAGAGAAACACTTACTCGTATCGGTGTAGCGAGTAGAAAAGATAAAACCTTATTTCAGAGTTGCCATATTCTTCATAAGCAAGGAAAATATTACATCTGTCACTTTAAGGAACTTTTTTCTATTGATGGAAAACCTAGTAATTTTACAGAAGATGATTTGTCAAGAAGAAATACAATATCTAACTTATTAGCAGAATGGGGTTTAGTTAATTTAGTAGATATTGAAAAATCTAAACAACCTATAGCACCATTATCTCAGATAAAAGTGTTACCTCATAAAGAGAAAGATGGTTGGATTTTATCAGCAAAATATAATATAGGAAAAAAAAGATAATGGGGAGAAGAATGAGGTATACTACCAACTTTGACAAAGTAGAAGATTTTATGAGAGCATTTGGACAAGATGTTGCAAAGAAACCTACTATGTTAGATGAGAAAACTTTACAACTTAGATTAGAACTTATAGAAGAAGAACTAAGAGAACTCTATCTTGGTGTTGAAAGAAAGAACATGATTGAGATAGCTGATGCTCTTACTGATTTACTCTATGTTGTTTATGGTATGGGAGCGGCCATGGGTATAGAACTAGATTACTGTTTCGATGAAGTTCATAGAAGTAATATGTCGAAGTTAAGTGAAGATGGTAAACCAATCTATAGAGAAGATGGTAAAGTCATGAAAGGGCCTAACTATAAGCCACCCAATCTTTATGATACAGTATATCACGAAGAAGTATTAGCAAAGCTAAAAAAGATAGAAGAGAACTCATCGCCTAACATCAATAAAGATCAATTAGCACAATTAAATTTATTCGATGAAGATTCTGCCGTCACAGGTAAGTGACTTGACAAAAGTATAAATTTTTGTTATTATAAATACAGTTGAAGTATGCCTAATAAAGGGTACTTCTTAATTTTAATATTCTAGCTTAATAAAGGAGAATAGCAATGAATAACCTTACCACATTTGACATTAATAAATTCACTCCCTACGCTGTAGGTTTTGATAGAGTGTTTGATAGATTATGGGATCATGCCCATAATATGCACACCTCAACAGGCTTCCCTCCATATAATATTGTAAAGCACGATGAGTATGAGTTTACAATTGAAATGGCGTTAGCGGGATTCTCAAAAGAGGATATAGAAGTCGTTGTAGAAGACGGCACCATTACAGTTAAATCAGTATTCGATGATAAAGTCGAAGACGCTGAAGTACTTCATAGAGGTATCTCGCAGAAAAAATTCACACGTAAATTTACTATTGCTGATGATATCGAAGTAAAAGGTGCAGAACTCAAAAATGGATTGTTAGAAATCCAGTTAGAGAGAATTGTACCAGATCATAAAAAGCCTAAAGTTATTAAAATTAAATAACGCTAACTAGTCTTTCTGGCAATTATAAATAAGGGTAGAACTAAAATTCTGCCCTTATTTTTTTAGGAGAAGTTAAAATGTTTGGACTGTTTAAAAAGATAGGTTTAAATAAATCAAAGAAAGGCGAGATTATGGCTAATTCGAATTATAATGCATGTTTGGAAATAATATTGCATCATGAAGGTGGTTATGTGAATCACCCAAAAGATCCTGGCGGAGAAACAAACCTCGGTGTTACAAAAAGAGTGTACGAAGAGTGGGGTGGTAAAAAGAATATGAAAGATTTAACAGTAGATGATGTTGCACCAATATATGAAAAAAATTATTGGGGACGTTGTAAATGTGATGATTTACCAGCTGGTTTGGATTTATGCGTTTTTGATTTCGGTGTAAATGCAGGAACTGGAAGAGCCGCAAAATATTTACAAAATATGGCAGGTGCTACTGCTGATGGAGCTATAGGCCCTAACACAATTAAAAAAGTTAACGAATATATCGAAGAGCATGGTATTGAATATGCAGTAAAAAAATATCAAGCAAAGAGACAAGGTTATTATGAAAGGTTAAAAACTTTTGAAACATTCGGTAGAGGTTGGACAAGAAGAGTTACAGAGACTACGGAAACAGCTTTAAAGATGATCTAAAATGGTTTACAGAAACAAAACATTTGCTAATAGTGTAGTTGTTGGTTTGAGTTCTGGAAAAGTTGAGTTAGGTGCTGACAGTGGAGATTTGGTAATCAAATCTGGTGGCTCAACGACAACTGTTCGTCCGGGACTAGGTATTATAAATCAGACAGCATTTACAACAGTAGCAAACAAAGCCGCATTACCATTACCTCCCACAGGTATAACTAACGGAGCTTTATATTACACTACTGCATCTAGTGAATTGTTTATGAAATCAGGTGGTGGTTGGTATAGAGTGTCTATGGTAAATACAAGTCCATCAATAACTCTAAACAAAACTACAGCAACAATAAATGGAAGCAATTTAACTCTAGATGTAAACTATACAACAGTAGAACCAGAAGGTACACCAGTCACTGTTGCTTTAGCTAATTCAGGTATTGCTGATACAAATGTAGCTACTATTACACACACAACTTCAAACAATAATATACGAGTAGTATTCGATGGTTCTACTGATTTGTCAGATGCAACAATCACTGCAACTGTCACAGATGGTGTAAATACAGGTGTAGGAACAATTACATTTAGCACTGCATACTCTGTAAAGCAGTCTAGAGATACTCTTGTATTATTAAAAGCTAATTCAGAAGGTGGACATAATTATTCATTCAGTGATCAATCTGATAGTAATCATACTGTTACACCTACAGGACATGCAAGAACATCATCACATAGTCCTTATCGTCCTAATGGATATTCAATAAGATTAAATGGTGGTGGATATATTGATGTTGCCGCCTCTTCTGATTTTCAATTTACAGGACAGTGGACAATAGAATTTTGGTTTTGGGGTGATGAACAACAAGGTAGTTCAGGAGTATCAGGCTGGCATGACATGTTCTCATATGGAAGTAGTACATCACCAGCTTATATGGAAATAAACAATGATGGTTATGTTGCAACAGGTAGTGGTATGTTTGGTTCTGTTAATAGCGATATCAGCTATAGTGGTGTACCGGCGGCACACCCAATATTATGGAATCGCTGGAATCATATAGCTTTTAGTAGAGATGGTAGTAATGTTGTACGCCATTATGTAAATGGAAGATATATTGCAAAGGCTACTGTATCAGGAACAGTAGGCTCTTCAAGCACTGGGCCAAGAATTGGTGATACTGGTGAAGCGGCTGATTGTCATTTATATGATTATAGAATATCAAACACAGCTAGATATACTTCTGAATATGGTTTCGATTTACCTGATGCACCTCATGAAAGTGATGCAAACACAATGCTTCTTATCTGTAAAAATAGTATGTTAAAAGATTACAGTTCAAGAGGACACGCAATAACTATTGGAGATCATAATTATGGTTCACGTTATAACTTTAAAGGACATACACCTTTTGATAAAGGTGCTTATAATGTAAGTGAACATGGTAACTCTGCTATTCTAACAAATGCACGTTCAGCATCTTACTTAAAGCTACCTCGCTCTGCCGATTTGTATGATTGGAATCCTTCAAGTGATCATTATACTCTAGAGTTTTGGTTATATCAAAGAGCCTTTAGAAAAGGTAGTCCTAATAATTCACCAAATATTTTTTCTCATGCAACAGGTACAAATAATACTTTTTATTGGGGTTTAGGTGCTAATCCAAATCCATCGGGTTCACCAGGAGGTGGTTATTTAACTTTTTATTATTATAATGGTAGTGCCCAAGTTTTAACTGGAAGCACATTGATGTATGAAAATACATGGTATCATGTTGCTTTTCATAAAGACAATTCCGGTAATATAAAAATATATTTAAATGGTGTACAAGATATAAGTTCTAGTGTTTCTGGAACACCTCAAACAAATTCTAGTATTGATGTATGGATAGGTAGAGCCCAAAATAATACAGTTGCTAATTGTAATATAGCTGATGTTAGAATTGTAAGAGGTGAAGCAGTTTACACTGGAGCATTCACACCACCAACTGGCCCACTTACAAAAACTGGTGGTACATACTCATCAACAACAAATGTCAATACAGCTATAACTGCATCAAATACTAAATTACTTTTAAACTTTCCTACGGGCATAGAAGATTTAGCACAATGTTCAGATCAGATAGATTTTTATAAAACAAATAATTCAGATGTAGAGGGTGATACAGATATAGTAAAATATACAGGTAAACCTACAATAAAAACTAACTATAGTACTGGTTTTCTTAATATACATGCACCCTTACATGAGTTATATAATTCACCATGGACAATTGAAATGTGGGTACGACTAACTCAAAGTGGACAAGCAAGTATATTTTTTGACTCTGATTCAGGTACTTATGGTGGTAATCTTAATGCTCGGATAGATTATGCGGATAGTAGTAGAACATTTTATACAGATTTAAGTCTCGCTATAACTGCCGCTTATACTAGTAGTGAGATTACATTTTTAAACACTTGGAATCATTTAGTCTTTCAAAGAAATCCTAGAAACATGCAAGACAGTGAAGACGGACATCTTCACATATATGCAAATGGTAAAAAATTAAATTCATTAAAACATAATGGAGAATTTGTAGGTGATTATGCAAGTGCAAGTGCTGATGGTAATGTTTGGAGTTCTTTAAGACTTCTAGGTTCACAAGGGCCAGGCGGAGGATATCAAGCGTTTACTGGTAACTCACAAGACATTAGAGTTTCGTCAACGGCAAGATATCCTTTTATACCTGTAGCACAAACACTCACTTCAACTAATTCAGCAAGAACAGGAGTAAGTGTAAGTTCAGCCTCTAAAACGAAGTTTCTTGCTTTTACTACCACTACACTAACAGATGATGTATCTTCATCTGATCATACTATAACAGTAGGTGAAGCCGCTACCGGAGTTAATTGGGGGCCTGCTCCTGGTATGAAATCTGCATTTTTTCCTATTGGTAATAGTACTAATTCATTTTACACATTGCCTGTAGGTAATTCTACAGATTTATTTCAACCAGGAACAGGAGCATATACAATAGAATTTTGGATAAACACAGACTATCGTGCTGGTTACATTTTTTATTCAACTGATACAACCTCAGAATCTGGAACTGCCGCTGGAATAAGAATAGCTGTTGGTGACAATGCAACTGGCTCTGGTGGAGGCTATGGTGGAATCTGGTGGAATGAAGTTCCATCAGGATCTCCAAGTAGTTCAAGTCTTATGTCTAGAGCGAGAGTTGATGATGGTAAGTGGCATCATGTAGCTTTGGTTAGAGGTATTACTTCAGGAGAATCTAATAATACTAGAAGAATTTTTATAGATGGTAAAGAAGAAGCTAGGGACACCACTACAAGTAGAAACATTACTCTTCATTCAAATAACACAAAATACATAGGAAGAGTTTTTAATAATACCAAGCCATTCTTCGGTTACTTATCTAATTTTAGATATGTTCATGGTGAAGCTATTTATGGTGAAGATTTCACTCCTCCTTCTGCACTACTTACGGGTTAACTAAATAGATAAAAAAGAGAATAATTATGGTAACAAAACTATCTTATACAGCGAACAGTATTACACTAGGCACAGGTACAAGTAAAGTTGTTCTAGGTGCTGATAGTGGTAATCTCATAGTAAAAGACTCAGATGCAAATACTTCTATAGTAGAACCGGGACTTGGAGTACAAGGTGGTAGTGCTGTTACAACTTATGCGAATCCTGCGGCCTTACCATTTAATCCTATATCATCTGCTGGTAGTTTAGCATATACGACATCAACTGGTGCATTATATATGTCAAATGGTTCTGGTTGGTATAAGATAACATTAGTAAATACTGCACCATCTATTTCTTTATCATCAACAACTGCTAGTCCTACAGCTACAAATTTAACATTAGATTTTACATATACTGTAACAGAACCAGAAGGTACACCAACGACTATCTCTATAGCTAACTCTGGTATTGCAACTACAGGTAATGTTGCAGTAACACATACAACGAGCAACAATCATGTACGATTAGTATTCGATGGTACTACAAAATATACAGGAGATGCTTCTGTAACATTAACTGTAACAGATGGTGTAAATACAGGTACAGGAACTATAACAATCTCTACTGCTTATTATTCTGGTACAAATAGTGCTGAAACTGTTACATTATTAAAAGCTACAGGCACAGGAAATAATGACAATTGGGACGATAAGTCTTCAAGCAATCACACTATCACTGACTACGGAGCGATTGAACAATTAGCTTTTAGTCCTTATCGTGACAATGGCTATTCAATGTATTTTGATGGTTCTGGAGATTATTTACAAATCGCTGATAACTCAGATTTCGATTTAGCAGGAGAGTTCGCATACGAGTTTTGGTTATACAGGACAGGATCAACCTCTGGAACTTATCAAGCTCTCCCTTTT